ATACGATTTATATTATTGACAACAGTAATACATATTCAATCAAAGATCAGCTAAAACAAGATAAAGCACTTTATAATAATAATTTTAAAGTTTGGTATTTCACAGAATACAATAGTAATTATAATTGTTTTTCTGTATCATGGGAAGAAGTAAACGCAAGTGAAACACTAGCCGTAAATTTACAGAAATTAATTAAGGATAAGTCAAAGAACGGTTTAAAAGGATATTAATATTTTATATTATAAACGGAGGTCTTGACAATGATTAAAAATAAGAATGATGTAATTGAAATTGTAAAAGGTTTAAAAGAAGGAAACTTTCTAAACTATGAAACAGATACTAATATTAATTCATTCAGCTATAACACAGAAACAAAACGATTTATTACAAATTCAGAAGCTAAAGTATTAAAGATCAAAGGCTCTGGAAGTGTAACATATGATGTAATTGTGGCTCAAATATGACTTGACAGAAAATATATAAACAAGTTAATGACAAGATGAAATTAAGATTTGATGGGGGTATTATGAAAAAGGATGATATTATAAGTTTTATATGTACAATTATTTTTATTTTACCGTTTGCGTTTTTATTGGCTTTATCGTTGGTATTTGCTTATAGTATAACAAAATAAAAGGGTTATTTCATGGTAATAGATATATAATATGGAACGATTAAAGAAAGAAGGTTGTCGAATGAATGTAAATTTTGATATTTTAAAACAAGATGAAAAATTTCGTTATCAATTATTAAGTCGGTTACAAATGGATTGTAATTATTATTTAGGATACGGAAACAGAAACATTAAACAATTATGGTCACAAAATGAAAAAGAACAAATAGAAACTATGAAAGAATTATATAATAGTTTTACACAGGATCAAAAACCTGAATGGTTAACAATGGAAGGTTGGAAAGTTTGCGGATATCATGCAGATGAAAGCGACAGCATGACGGATTATTATAGTCCTGCATATTGGAACGGAATAGCAGAAAAGAACGGATATGTATTAGTAGTAAATAATAGTCAAAAAACTAATGCAGTAGAAATAAAAAAATATAATCATACAGGAACAATTATTGATAATAAGACAAAAGAAACTATCAAGAAGTTAGAAGCAATGACAACAGATAGAGGAGCAAGCGAACAAGAAGAACAAACAGCACAAATTAAAATTGAATTATTAAGAAATAAAGCTTCAGATAATAAACAATCAACTCCTGATTATGAAGTTATTGGATTCACTACCGCAAACGAAGCAAATCCACCAAAATGTAATTGGCATATTGAAAAAGACGGAGTTATTATAATAAAAGGAAACGGACTTTTAAAGTTTGCAGAAGTAGAAAACTATTACAGCTATTCACAATATAAAAAAGATATGGAAGTATGCAAAAGACGCATTGATAGATTCAAGAAACTGTTACTGGATTTGAATATTCCAGCATAACATAAGAATATGGCGAACTATCACACATCTTATAGAGCAAGAAAACAGCGCAGAATCAACGCTATTTGCGCCAAAATGCGGGCGGGTAAGGAACGCAAGCGGCTGGAACAGGATTACGCTCCGCACTTCGACCGCCCGAAGCTCTGCATGCAGGTCTTTGTCCGGGATTATGAATGCGGCGAGCCGAAGATGACGACCTACACCTTGCAGGCTTGCCCGATCCGCCGCGATTCCTATTGGATATGGGAAGATAAAAAGCGGCTGCCGAAGCCCATGGGCAAGGCTCAGTTTTTTAGAAAATATTTAACAGAAAAGCACCCACGGGTAAATTACGGGATGATTTCATGATCCAGACCATCCACATACCGCGCAGCGCGCCCTGGCTGCCGCCGTCGCTGCTGAAAATCCCGGGAGAAATCCGGTATCGGTTGACGATATCCGACGCGGAAAAGCGCACTTTCCGGAAGCATCGGAAGATCCCCGCGTCGCAGTGGTCGGAAATGTACCGGTATGTGACCATGTCCGTCCTGCCCGGAAAATGGCGCAATGATGTCACCCCGCACCTGGCCGGGATCATGGACGCCTCATTTTTCCCGTCCGTGCAGACCATCATCCTGTGCAAGGCCCCGCAGGTGGGCGGGTCGGAGTCCGTCAATAATTGCATCGGATACGCCATCGACCGGGATCCGGGCCCCGTCCTGTTTATTTATCCGGATGAACAAACCGCGCGGGAAAACTGCCAGGACCGCATCCAGCCGATGATCAAATCCAGTCCGCGCCTGCGTTCCTACATGACCGGAACCGATGATGACGCCTCCATGCTGCGCATCAACCTGACTCATATGCCCATCTATATGGCCTGGGCCAGGTCCGCCGCCAGGCTGGCCAATAAGCCGATCCGCTACGTTGTTTTTGATGAAGTCGATAAATACGTCGATACCGCCGGAAAGCGGGAGACGGACCCGATCAGTCTGGGCGAAGCACGGACCACCACCTATCGCCACAACCGCAAAATATGGAAAATCAGCACACCGACAACCGAAACCGGAAACATCTGGAAGGCCCTCACCACAGAAGCGCAGGTCATTTTTGATTACTGGATGACCTGCCCGTTTTGCGGCTGTCATCACAAGATGGAATTCAACAACATCAAGTGGGCGCACGAAGAAACGCCCGGTTTGGACGGCGTTTGCCACAGCAAGGATCCGGCCATTATCGAAGCGGAAAAGCTGGCCTGGTATGAATGCCCGCAATGCCAGGCGCATTGGACCGACTACGATCGCGACCGCGCCGGCCGCATGGGAACCTGGCGCGATCGCAGGGACGGCCTCGAAATCAACGAATATTTGCGGATCAAGCGCCCGCTGAAGATCGGATTCCATCTGCCCAGTTGGATATCGCCGTTCGTTTCGTTTTCAGAAATCGCCGCCGCCTGGCTGCGCGGCAAGGGCGACATCAACAAACTGAAGGATTTTTATAACAAACACAAAGCCGAGCCCTGGAAACTCTTTGCCGTATCCAAGGACGAAGCCGGGATTCTCAAATCACGCGTGGAAAACCTCCCGCCCCAGACCGTCCCGGAAGCGGCCGTCGCGCTCACGTGCGGCGTGGACCGCCAGAAACAGGGCTATTGGTTTGTAGTGCGCGCGTGGACGGCGGAGCTTACCAGCTGGCTGATCCATTACGGTTTTGTCGATACCGAGGAAGAAATTGACCGTATTATTTTTGAGTCCACATACCCCGTGGGCGAAACCGACCGGAAAATGGGAATTTTCCGTTGCTGCAAGGATACCGGCGGCGGCAAAAAATATGAGGATATGTCTATGACAGAGGAAACTTATTACTGGCTTTTAAAGAACCGCGGCCGCGGCGGAAAGTCCGTCTGGGGGACAAAGGGCGCAAGCCACCCGCTGCCCGGGATGCTTCAGCTGGGCAACGCCATTCTTTCCACGCCGTCCGGGAAAAAATTGCCCGCCGCCCTCCGGATATTGTCCGTCGACACTAACAAGGCAAAAGATCAATTCCATTATCGTCTTGACCTGGCCGCCAAAGACGACACGCGCAGCCTGCCCGGCGCCGCTTTTCTTCATGCCGAGACCGGCGCCGACTATGCCGCCCAGATCCTGGCCGAGCAAAAGCAGATCGGAGAAAAGAACATCGAAGAGTGGGTCAACCCGCACCAGCGCCCGAACCATCTGCTGGATGCTGAAATATTATGCGCCGCCTGCGTAGAAATGGAATTCCCCGGCGGCGGACTGAGACTGATCGCCGGCGGGACTAACAAGCAAACAACCGGGCGCCGGGTTATAAGCAAAGGGGTATAAAGAATGGCGGCTGATCCCAAGGAAATGGAAAAACACTATCAGAAAACGATCGAAGAGTTTAAAGCCCGTCTGCGCGAAAAAGACGAATACATCGCCGACCTCAAGCGCCAGATGCGCGACGGCGTTTTCATGGGCAAGGACGAAATCATGGCCGCCTACAAAATGACCGAATACATGGCCAAAAAATGGGTGAAACTTGGCATGCCCGTATTGATACTCGACGGCACCTGGTACGCCAACCGCGACAACATCAACGCTTTTTTTAAAGCAAAAACAATGGTAAATTCCAGCAACGCAAAATTAGACGGAGAATAAAAACGTCATTCACGTCTTTTTACCCCTGTCAAGAAAAAAATCCAGTCGAAATCCAATAAAAATCCAGTCGAAATCCCGGCGAAATCCGGGTGAAATCCCGCGAAACCCATTTTTCCCCAAAAACCCATGTTAGGATTTTCCCAACTTTAAGAGGGCATTTTCACAGAAACCAGGGGCGGCACCCTCCGCCCCGCCTAACTTGGGAGAAATCATGGCCGGGATCACCTTAGCACAGGCACAAGCAAAACTGACCGCATGGATGGCCGCAGACGCCGCCGTGGCCTCCGGCCAGTCTTACACCATTGGCGGGCGCAGCCTCACGCGCGCGCAATCTGCCGAAATCCGAAACAACATCGATTACTGGGAAGCCAAGGTCAAAAAACTGACCCGTGGCGGCCTCATCATTAAAGGCATCACGCCATGCTGAAGACGGAAACCAAAATTATGAATATCGCCGGCCGGCAATTGGAAGTCAAAAAGACACCCGTTGATCGGCTTGTCAGTTTTTTCAGTCCGTCGCGCGGAATCAGACGCCAGAAGGCCAGAATGATCGAAGCCATGTCGGGAGCGTGGACCGGCGCGTCGACATCCCGCCGCTCAATGCGATCCTGGATCACTCAGGCGAGTGACGCCGACTCTGATATACTTTATGACCTGCCGAAACTGCGCGAGCGATCACGCGACCTGATCCGCAATGCTCCGATCGCCACCGGCGCCATGGGAACATCCGTCGCCAATGTTGTCGGAACAGGACTGAAATTACAATCAAGGATCGACTCCGAATTTATTGGCATGACCGATGAACAGGCAGACGCCTGGCAGGATAAGACAGAGCGCGAATGGCAACTCTTCGCCGAATCGACTGAATGTGATGTTGCCCGGACCATTAACTTTTACGGAATCCAGGCGCTTGCATTCCGGCAGACATTTGAAAACGGCGACATCTTCTGTCTTACGCCGCGTATTAAGCGCGGAAAATTTCCCTATGAACTGAAACTGCAACTGGTCGAAGCGGACCGCGTCTGCAACGAAAATAACGCACCGGATAAGGCCGGTTTAATTGCCGGCGTCCAGAAAGATGAAAAAACCGGTGAGCCGCTGTTCTATCACATCATGAACCAGCATCCGGACGGCCCCTACACCACACCTAAAGACGGTTACAAGTGGGCCAAAATACCCGCTTACGGCGAAAAATCAGGACTCCGCAACGTCATCCACCTATATGAAATGCTACGGCCCGGCCAGACGCGGGGAGTTCCTTCGTTGGCTCCCGTTA